TGTACATACAGGAAGGCTGGCCGCTCAATGAAATTCGTTTTGAGTCAGTACCTTATGCTAATGAAGTATTGCACCTATCAGTAGTACAACCACTTTCTGAGCTACTGCCTACCACTGGCTTAACTGAAGTTATTAACTTGCCACCGGGTTACGAACGCGCATTGATCTATAACTTGTGCCTAGAGCTTGCGCCAGAGTACGGCAAAGAGCCTACGGCCCTTATTGCTACTCAAGCTGTTCAAGCCAAGCTAAAGCTAAAGCGAAACAACTACCGCTCACTAGTTCTTGGTATGGATAGAGCGCTTGCTACGCAGCGTAAAGGGATTGGCACTTACATAATTAATCAAGGGCCATAATATGCAGCGCGAAATACCTTTAGCGGTAAATACGGCGGAGCAAGACATATCAGGCAATGAGAGCTTGGTTAATGTTTATCCGCGCAAATCCACCGGAGGAAAGTATCAGTTTAGTCTTGTTGGTACACCGGGCCTTGCATACTTTGCAGAGTTGCCTACATATCCAGTGCTGGGCCTTCACTCTATTGGTTCGAGAGTGTTTGCTTTCACGCCTAGTAAAATGTATGAGATAGCAGCAAGCGGCGCTCACACTGAATTGGGTGACGTTTCATTAAGCGGCAGAATTTCAATTGATGACAACGGCAATCAGATTGTCGTTGTCGATGGCTCAAAAGGCTATTACTACGACCGGTCATTGAATGAAGTTAAGCAAATCACCGCTCCGGGCTTTTATCCATCATCCACGGTAACGTATCAAGATGGTTACTTTATATTTGAGCGCTCAGGTACGGGGCAATTTTATCTATCGGAATTGCTTAGTGTTGCTTTTGATCCTAATGATTACGCAACAGCAGAAGGCCGACCAGATAACCTAGTCGCGGTATTAAGCGATCACCGAGAGTTGTTTTTGTTTGGCGAAGACTCGATAGAGGTTTGGTATAACTCCGGTGCGTCTGATTTTCCATTTGAAAGAAACCAAGGAGCATTTATTGAAAAGGGTTGCGCCGCTAAATATTCAGTGGCCAAGCAGGATAATACTGTTTTCTTTGTGGGTTCCGACCTAATTGTTTATAGAATGCTGGGCTATGTTCCGCAGAGAATCAGCACACACGCAGTTGAACTAACACTACTGGATATTGATTTAAGCGATTGCTTTGCATACACCTATCAGGACTCAGGGCAATTGTTTTACGTTCTGACTGTTCCATCTAGCAATATAACGTGGTGCTATGATGTTTCATTAGGTTCATGGCATATACGAAAGGATTATCATTTTGGGCGACACAGAAGCAATTGCGCGGTTTTTACAAACAACAAAACACTGGTGGGGGATTTCCAAAACGGGCGAATCTACCAGCTTACAACTGACTGGCTAACCGATGACGGAGAACCAATAGAGCGCGAGTTTGTACTACCCACTGTAAATAATGGCCGTGAGTTTTTGACTGTTTATAGCTTGGAATTGGACATGCAAACCGGTATAGGATTAATTCAGGGCCAAGGCAGTGATCCTCAAGCTATTTGTACCTTCTCAAAAGATAACGGTAAAACATGGTCAAACGATAGGCTTGCACCTATCGGCAAGCTTGGCGAATACCTAAAGCGTTTAAAGTGGAATCGCTTTGGCGTTTCAAGGCAGTTTGTTTTTAAGATACGCATAACCGACCCGGTTAAAATCGACATTGGCGCAGCGTATATTGAGGTTTAAATGGCTAAAAATATAGTTTCACAACCACCAATACAGGTTCCAATAACCGACCTAAGCGGCAATATTTCTAAGGCGTGGTCAATTTGGTTCCGCGATCTATACCGCCGAGTCGCATACAAAGGCGGTAATGCCATTGATGAAAACAAAAAAATCACAGATCAGGCAATAGATGGAATCAACCTAGACGTTTCAGAAATTGACGACAAGCTACTTCTTGCTAATGCAACCATTGCCGAAGTAATTATTGCCGTTAATGAAAACGAAACTGAAATAACAGCAAACAAAGCCGATATAGACAATCACATAGCGCTAGAATCCGCTCATGGTTCAAATGGAAATGTGGTTGGCTTTAACGATATTGCTACCGATGCCGTTGTGGGCTTAGTCAAAAGAATGCAGATTGTCGCCGATGCCGTAGATGCTACCAGTTCAAGCGTAGTAGTAAGTTCACCTAATGCTACAGCAGCACCGGCGGCATACGATCAAGCGCAAGTCCAAACCATTGTCACACTGGCCAATGAAACCAAGGCTGATGTTAATACTCTGGCCTCTGATTTGAATACCGTTGTCACAGAGGTTAATGCTATAGTTACTAAACTAAACAGTTTGATAGCCAACTCAAAAACAGCGGGGCAAATGAATAATGTCTGATAGCGTAAATGTAAGTAACGAGCAGAAAGGTATTGATATTGTCGGGGCTGCTTGCTTGCCTGATAAAGCCGAAAGCATTGCTTCGTTATTTGCACTTGAAGCCAAAATGAAAGAGTTCCCACAGCTTGATATTCCTATTGACCATCACTTTCATGCTGGTATGTATGCGCGTGAGCTTACAATTAAAGCAGGTACGCTACTAACCGGACGCATTCATAAGTTCGACCACTTTGATATTATGCTAAGCGGTGATATTACGGTTTCAACCGATGACGGCCAAGTTAAGCGATTAACTGGTTTAAATATCATGCAAGGTAAAGCCGGTAAAAAACGCGCTGGCTATGCCCACAGTGATACGCATTGGATAACCTTTCATAGCACCGATGAGCGCCATGAAGATGAAATGCTTGATTACCTTACTTGTGAAACCTTTGAAGAGCTTGAAGATTTTAATGTTGCGGTAAATCGTGCTGATTACTTACTAATGGTCGATTCAATTGGAATGACCGAAGACGAGATCAGTAAGCAAGTAACCAATGAAGCCGATATGATGGCTATGCCTGATGAGTACAACATGGCATTCGTTGGCGAATCAAAGATTCATGGCAAAGGATATTTTGCAGACCAATTAATAACAGGCGGCTCCCTTATTGCCCCGGCAAGAATTGGTGATTTTAGAACAGAAGCAGGGCGCTATACTAATCACGCACTAAACCCGAACGCCGCTATGGTAGTTTGTGGCTCCGGTGTAAACCTTATGGCCCTAAAAGATATTGAACCAGGTGAAGAGATTACGGCTAACTATCGTGATGTTATTAACCACAGATCAGAGCATGGTGATTTATGTCAGGCGTAGCAACGGCGATTGTTGGTTCCGCAGTAATTGGGGGATATGCAAGCAATCAAGCAAGTAATGCACAAGCAAAAGCCACAAAAGCCGGTATTCGCGCAGAGCAACAAATGAGCGCCGAGAACATAGCATTTCAGCGTGAAATGGCAGCAGAACAGCGAGAAGATTTTGCGCCGTGGACTGAGGCTGGCGGGCAAGCGCTAGATAAACTCTGGGCTGGCGTTCAGTCTGGCGAGTTTGAAGTTGGCAAGATTGATGTAAAGCAAGACCCCGGCTATCAATTTAGAATGAATGAAGGCGTAGAGGCGCTAGATAAATCAGCGGCAGCGCGAGGGCGATTACTTAGTGGCGCTCAAAACAAAGCCATTACAGATTATGCACAAGGCCAAGCCAGCCAAGAATACGGCGCAGCCTATGCACGCGAGGCTGATGCTAAAGCTAGAAAATACAATATGCTTTCTGGCTTATCACAACAAGGCCAAGCCAGCGCAGCGCGTCAAGCAGGCGCAACAAGTCAGCTTGCATCGACTGGCGGTAACATTATGGCTCAATCAGGGCAGGCGCAAAACATAGCACAGCAGAACATAGGCGCAGCTAGAGCTAGTGCTTATCAAGGCATGGCTCAATCTACAAACCAAGCCGCGCAAAACTGGATGCTTTACCAATCACTAGGAAAATAACATGGCAGCTAATCAATACGGTATCGACATGGCCGATATTTACCGCACAACAGCAGCGGTAAAGGGTGCCAGAACTAGAAACAAATTGGCAGACCTTCAATTGTCTGAGGCTCAATATAAGATTGACCAGCGACCCATTGAAGAAGAGAAGAAAAACAAACTTACTGCATTGCGCCAGCAGTCGGTTACAGGTGATGTTGATGCACAGCAGCAGTTATTAGCGCTTGATCCTGAGAACGGGCCTCAATTTATTGACGCTATAGGTAAAATGGATGAAACAAAACGCGCAGGCGTTAAGCGTAGTATTGATGAAATTGGACGCGGATCAATGTTTGTTCTTAATGGGAAAACCCCGGAAGAACAGGCGCAGCGCTATCAAACACTAAAAGAGAATTTATCGCCAGAAGTAGCAGCAAAGCTACCCGAAACTTACGATCCGGCATTTATGGAGCTTTCACTATCAAAAGCTACTGCAATGGATAAGCTATTAGAGGCGCCTAAGTCGGTTGGTGTTGGTGGCGAGGATATTCTTTACCGTGGTGGCCGAGAAATTGAGCGTGCAGATAAGCCGGTTAAGGCGGGTGGCGCAGACGGCAAAGGCGGCTCCGGTGCTAGTAACTGGAAAGGATCAACTAGCATTAATACTATTCGCAGATTAACAGCAGACCTTGCAGGCGGTTTGTTTGATGAGCGAACAGGACAGATAACTAAACTTCAAACTGGTACACGATCTGATATGCAAGCAGTAGTTGATGAAGCTAGTAGAATGCTACAGCTTGGAGAGGCAAATAATGAGGCCGAGGCCGTTACACTAGCAGCAAGAAAACTTAAAGTACCTTACGAAATTCCTAGTTTATCAGGTAATATTAGTAAAAATAACGCAATACCAGAAGACCCTTTAGGCATTCGCTAAACCAAGGAGAACGACCGTGAGTCAGTTCATCGCAGATTTTAGAAAAAAGAACCCGCAATACAATGATATGGCAGACGACCAATTAGTTTCTGCTCTTCATCGCAAATACTATTCTGATATGGATGTTGAGGCATTCAATCAAAAGATAGGCTATCAATCAGTTGCCGAGCAGCCTATCGAGCAGGTTCAAGCGGTAGAGCCGCAGGTGGAGCCTACCCAGGCTAAAGCTATTCAATCGGAAGTCATACCGCAGCAAGAAGTCATTGAGCAGCAAGAACAAGAGCCTTCAATGTTTGATATGGTTAGCTCAAAGCTTAATGAGCTGGCAGCAGACCCAGTGCCGAATGCTGTTAAAGGTGCAATAGAGCGTGCAGGTGATGTTGGCGCGGGATTCTTAACCACTATCAATACCGCAGCAAGAGAAGCCGAGCAATCTATGCCAATTGGCGGTTTTGTTTGGGATGGTGGAGTATTGCCAAGCTATAAGGGGCCAGAAGAATACCAAGCTTACTTACAGCAAGGCGGTAAGGATATTCTAGCTGAAACCGAAGAAAGCGCTAAAGGCTTAGAGGCTGGCTACATTCCTACGCATACCTGGGAAGAGGTAAAGCGCGAATTTTCAGAGGGTGGTGCTTTAAGCGGCAGCGCTTGGGGTGAGGTTGTTGGCTATATTGGCGAACAGGGGGTTAAATCCATTCCTGATATGGCAGCAGCGCTATTAAACCTACCTAGTTATATTATTGCCAGATCGGGTGAAATCGGTGAAACGCGAGCGGAAAACAAAGGCAAAGATAAGACAGACTTAATTGATATTGTTGAAGCCGTACCTTTTGCCGTAGGTAGCGCACTATTAGAGCGAATTGGGGCAAAGGGGATTACTGAAGCAGGAGCAGAGGCTTTTGGTAAGGAAGCATTAAAATCAGGATTCAAAGAAGCAGCTAAGCGAACAGCTAAAGCAGGGGCTAAAGCTGGCACCAAAGAAGCGGTAACCGAAGCAATTCAAGAGGGTATGATTGAATATGCAGGCGAGCGACTAGGCACTAATGCAAAGATGACTCTTGCCGAATCACTAGACCTTGCAGCAGCGGGCGCGGTTGCTGGTGGCGGTATGGGTGGTGGTGCAGGTACGGTTTCAGCAGGTTACAAAGAAGCCACTTACAACCCAGAGGCAGAGCTAGGCAAAGCACTTAACAACCTTATCGACCAATCGCGCTTTGAGATTGACCAAGAGGCTATTACAAGACAATTCGACCCAGCTAATGCACAGCTAGAAGCTAGACCACAACAAGAAAGCACCGAAGGCACAATAAAGTTAAAGCCACACACTCCGCTTGAATTAACAGGTGAGTTTGAAGGCGTGCAGCCTAAAGGTGAATTTGCACCAGGTATGCCTGAAAGCACACCGGCGGTTTACGATATTCCAGAAGCACCAAAAAATACAAAGCAGATCGCAGAAGAAAAGGCCGAGCCTAAAGAGCAGGGCCAAATTAAAGGCTTGGCAGTTGTTGAAGCGCCAATTGATGAAGTCACTCTTTCGAGTGATGTGCCGCAATTCAAGGAAGGTGCTAATGCTAGTGGTGTTGTTGAACCATTAGGCGGTAAGTTTGAGCGCACCGGTGTTGCACCAATTCAAATATGGGTTCGAGAAGATGGCCGAAAAGAAGTTATTTCCGGTCGCCATAGCTTAGACCTAGCAAAGCGCAGCGGTGAACAAACAATCCCAGCACAGTACCACTACGAGAGCGAAGGCTTTACCGTAGAGCAAGCAGCATCATTAGACGCTATTCTTAATATTCGTGAAGGCCAAGGCAAGGTAAAAGATTATGTCGAATTCATACAAGCAACAAAGCCAACAGAAGCCGAAGCAGCAGCACAAGGCATTTTGGCAAGACAAACGGGCAAACGGGCGTTCACAATCGCAGATTCAGGAAGCGATACGCTCATTGCCAGTCATCGAGCTAACCAAATCAGTGACGAAGCAGCCACAAGGATAGCAAGAGCAGCGCCAAAGAATGACGCGCTTCAATCGGTAGGCATTAAAGCTATTCAGGATGGTAAGACTATCATCATGGCTGAAAACCTAGTTAAAGCCGTTGGCAGCATGACCACCGACAAGCAGCAGGCTACAGACGATTTATTCGGCTTTGATGATTCAGCAATGAAAGAAGCCGTTGAGCTCGCCAAGAAGGTTGGCAAAAAGCAGGCGGAGATTCAGCGCACATTGACCGCGGTAACCGGTGCGGCCAAAAACCCAGAGCTTGCCAGAAAAGAAGGGGTAGACGTTAAAGACCCCGAAGGCATTAAGAAGAAGATCAAGCAGCTTAAATCTAAAAAGAAAGCATGGGATAACTGGCACACCAACCCAAAGCTAATGGAGCAATTGACGGGCAAGAAAAAGGCCGACCAATTACCAGCCAAAGAAGAAGTCACCAAAAAAGAAGAAAAAAGCTACGATGTAGACAAGTGGAACTACAAACAAGGTAAAGCTGATAGTACGCAACCAGTGCGCACCAAAACAGTTAAAGGTATTACGCTTAATGTAAGTGAAAGCTTTGAAGATAAGCAAATGTTCGCGCTTAACTCCGATGGTGAAGTGGTAGGCGATTTATTCTTTTCTTTTGATGAAGGCAAGCTATACGGTTCGGTTGAGGTAAGAGAAGACAGTCGCAGGCAAGGCATTGCCACAATGATGTATGACTTTGCCAGCGAGATAGAAGGCGTTGAGATAAACCCGTCAGAAGGCCATACGGATGATGCGGCCGCATTTTGGGCAGACCGAAAAGCAAAGAAAAAGCCAGAGCTATCCCAATCAGATGCCGACCGTTTGATTGCTGATGTTAAAAGCAGTGATCTAGGCGTAAGCCGTACCAATGCGCTAATCAAAGACATTACCGATGCGGTAAATGGCAAGCAGGAGTCAGTTAAGCGACAACTTAAAAACCTAGCCGAGCTTAACGACAAACAAAGCAAATCTGAAACCAAGGCCAAGACAGAAGAAACCAAAGCCAAAACAAAAAAGACCCAGCAAGAAAGCAAAGCAGCACTTGAAAAAGAGCAAAAGCGCGAACGTATTTATTCCGGTAACTATGAAGGACTGCAACCAAATTACGTTACCTGGTTAAAGTCACTGAGCGATACCAAGCGAAAAGAATTGTTTGCTAAAGGTTCTAACCCAACTATTGCGAACAGTGAGTTTATTGCTTACAAGCCAGATTTTGATCTAGGCCAGCAGACCGAAGCCGACATTAAAGCGGCAGAAGAGAAGCAGGCTAAAGCCAAGGCCGAAGAAAAAGCAGCAGAAGCAAAGGCCGAAGCCGATAAGCAAGTGGATGACTTTGTACTTGCCGGTTCCGACCGAGTAGCAGACCAAGCCGAAGCTAGAGGTCAAGCTGGATTATTCGATGCACCGGCAGAGCCAAAAGCGCAGCAAACAGATTCTACGATAGAAATTAAGCGCGATGGCAAAACAGTAGCAAGCGTTGATTATTCAGTCTTTGAAGGCATACCAGCCGTTAAGATGATTAATACCGATCCAGATTACCAACGACAAGGATTAGCAACAGAAGCGCTTATAAAGCTGCAAGCTAAGTTTCCTGATGTTGAAATTGATCTAGGCTCACTAACAGGCGATGGTGCAAAGCTAATTGATTCGCTTGAGTACAATGTTATTGGTAGTGGTGATTATGAATCGACCGTAAATAAGCTAGAAGAAACTGAGGCCAAGCTAGAAGAATATAGTGAACTGGCTGAAAACTTTAACTTTTCAGAAGCTACGGAAGCAGAAAGATTAGAATACAGAGAAGCAACAAAAGACTGGGATGACCTTCACGATCTTAAAAATGATTTAGAAAATGAACTGGCAGAGCTTGAGCCTTCAAAGAAAATCATCATAGGAAAGAAAAAGAAAGCAGAGCCAAAAGCTAAAAAGGAGCCAGTGGCTAGTTCCAAAAAGGAACCAGCCACTAAAGACCCTATCAAACTGGACTACTCAAACAATGCCGTTATCGCATTTCATAAGTTTAGAGAGTCAACGGGGAAAGGAACGGCAACCAAGCAAGATATTCAATCTAGTTTTGATGATCTAGTCGAAAGCAAAGACGCGGTACTGGCACAGCTTAAAAAGCTAACCAAGGCGCAGTTGCTTAAATACGTTGGCCGTAGTGATCTTAAAAAGCCTGCTATGGTAGAGGCAGCTTATAAAACGATGTTAAGCGCTCATGTTTTTGGCGATATGGTTATGACTATCTTCGGTGGAAGTAAGACCTATGAAGAACAGATAGCTGAAAAAGTAGCAAAACAAACTCAAGAGCAAATCGAAACCGACTATGAGCGCCAGCGTGAAGCAAGAGCAGAGCGCGACAAGCGAAAAGAATCCTTTGTTAAGTCGCTAACCAATCCCGAAACCTTGGCCGAGTATAAGGAATTCATTCGTGTACGCGGAAAAGCAAAGCTAACCACTGAGCAGCTAAAGACCTATGACACGCTAGTTGCTGATTCAATGCTAGAAGAAGACAAGGCCAAGCCAAAAACCGTACAGGGTGAAGCTGAAGCGGTAGAAACTACCCGCGCAGAAACAACCCACGCGAAGAAAGGCCACCAGCTATTTGTTGTCTCGCTTGTTAATCGTGTTAGCAAAGAGCAATACAAAGAACTCAATGATAAGGCCAAAGAGTTTGGCGGCTACTACAGCGCTTATAACAAAGCTGGTGCTATCCCAGGCTTTCAATTTAAAACGATTGAAGAGGCCGACCAATTCGAGCAGGTATTGAAAGGCAAGGATACCGACAAGAGTGATTTTGAAGAAGCCAAAGCCGATGTTAAGAATTCCAAGCAAGCCGACAAGCTTATGGAAATGGCCGACAAGCTAGAAGCAAAGGGAAATGAATCACTAGGGCAAGACCGCCAAACCAATACCGGTAAGCGTGCAGCGCAGGCAGCCAGCGCAAGCGAGAAAGCTTACAAGCAGATAGCAACGGCTCAAACGGTTAAGCAGATTGCCACAAAAATGGCAGCGGGTGAGATCGTTTACTTGGGCAAGATGACGCAGATAACCCAACTGGAAGAGCTTAAGGCTATTCAGCGCAAGGCAGTGCCTAGCTCAATGATGCACAGCGAGTACGATGGTTATTCCATTAGCAACTCAATGAAAGAAGGCGTGACGGTAGAGGATTATATTAATAACGTCCGTATGCCTGAGCTGTTTATTGATAAAGAGCGAGCGAAGCGCTTCAGCGATAAGCTTGATGGGGTGAAAGGGTTTAGCCGATTTTCTGCAGAACTTAAAAAACTGCCAATGGCAGAGGGTAAAGTTCACCTTGGCCGATTGACGAAAGACCAAGTTAAAAAAATTCATGACGCGGTGAAAGCTGGCCACCTTAGTTCTTACGAGCTTGGCTTTATTCCAGATCGTGAAAAGACAATGAATCGCCTTGATAAGTTAGGCATTAAAACCGATGAGCAATTACGTACAGCTATTCGTGAACTTGATTCGCTAACGGTTACCGAGCAGAAAGAAGACCCAATTAAAAAGCTTGAGCGTGACTTAGTTGGCAAGAAGATCGAAGGTTATTTCCCAACGCCTCGCGAACTGGTTGAGCAAATGATTGACTATGCTGAAATTCAGCCAGGTCACCAAGTGCTAGAGCCTTCTGCCGGTAAAGGGAATATTGCCGACATTATCAAAGAGTCTGAGCCTAATGCTGAAATCGATGTTATCGAAATCAATCAAGGCTTGCGCTCAATGCTTGAGATCAAAGGCTATAACGTAGTTTCTAACGACTTCACTGAATACGATGGCAAGCAGTACGACAGAATCATAATGAATCCGCCGTTTGAGAACTTCCAAGACATTGATCACGTTAAGCACGCCTATGAATTGTTAAAGCCTGGTGGCAAGTTAGTTGCCATCATGGGTGCTGGTGTCAAAAATTCACGCAAGAAGGCTGTAGAGTTCCGCCAATGGATTGACGAGTCTGGCTCTTACATTGAAGACCTGCCCGATGGCAGCTTTAAATCTTCAGAACGCCAGACGGGTGTTGCCACAGTGATGGTGACGATTGATAAGCCTGATACCAATACGCTAAACCGCCGAGAAGATGAGCAGCCAGCGAAGCTAAATAGCGGCCAGCCTTCGGTTGTGCACGCCCCAGGTCATAACTATGTAGACCTTTATCGCTCCACCGGCATTCCTTCACGCAAGGAAGTTTTCACCATTGAGGGCCGCAGCATTAAGATGCCAGCAGAGCCGCAGCGTATAGAGCCAATTATGCGCCAGCTAGTAAAGATCATGGGCCGCAGAATTTACAACGGCAAAATCAAAGGTAAATCAGTACAAGGATTTTACCGTAGCGATGTTGGTGAGCTTAGAACCGCTCGCAAGAATGATGTTGAGATTTTGGCGCATGAAATGGCTCACTACCTCGACCTATATTCAAATGTCTCTTTGCCTAACTTCAAAAGGCTTTATAAGCAGGCCGCGTTTAAAGATGAGGTTGCAGCACTAAGCTATACCGATGATAAAAAATTGGAGCTGCTAGAAGGCTTTGCCGAGTTTGTGCGCCTATGGCTGACCAATTCAAACGAAGCGAAGCTAAGAGCGCCAGGCTTTTATGATGCCTTTGTTAAAGAGCTTGCGCGTGATCGCAAGCTATTGAATCCAATGCGTGACATGCAGGAAGCAATGCACAAGTTTTACTTCCAAGGTTCTGACAAGCTTGGGCAAGCGCTTATTGGTCGTGACGAAGGTGTTTATGGGAAGTTCATGGATTGGACCTATCGCCGTGACAGCCTTGTTCGCCAAGAAACAATTGATAAGTTTCACGCAGCGCGAGAAGTTGAAAAAGAATTAACCGGTAAGCTAAGCGATCCAGTACAGGGCTCAGCGTGGAAGCAATTCAGAATTGCAAACGGCGGATATGAGGGCATAGCAGAATACATTATGAACTATGGCACCTTAGAGTTTGCCGAAAACGGTGACCTGGTTCGCAGTGGTAAAAGCCTTTATGAAATCCTAAAGCCGGTCGATGAACTCAAGGGGTTGATTAAAGCTGATCCAAAATACAAAGGCCAAAAGCCTATTGATTTATTAATGCGTTACTTTGCCGGACGTAGAGCTTTGGAACTTCACCGCCAAGGCCGCGAGAATCTTATTCCTAAAGAAACCGCTAAGGAATGGGCAAAGATGGGAAGAACATTCCCGATGTTCGGGAATATTTTCATTGAGTATCAAGAGTTCAATACTCGCATGATGGATATGTACCAGCAGGCAGGTCTATTGACTCCTGAAGCGCGTCAAACAATGGAGTCCGTTAATAAAGATTATGTCCCATTCAACCGATTGCGCGATAGCCTAGAAGAAGGCAAGGGCGGCGGTGGCGGATTTCAGCGCTTAAAAGGCGGCACTGCTAACCTTGAAGATATTCTTCACAATATTCAAGACGGCGTAACATCAAACGTAAAAGCCGCACTGGATGCAAAAGCAAAGCAGCGCTTGTATCAATACATTGCTAATCACCGTGACGGGGCTATTTGGGCGACTAAGATAGCGCCAGATTCCAAGCTAGTTAAAACTCACTTGGCCGACATGGAAAAGAAAATTGGCGAAGTGCTAGAAGCTTCAGGCGTAGTGATTGAGGGCGAACTAGATTTAAGCGACCCAGGCTTATTAAACTTTTGGCAGCATGGCGTAAAGCCAACGCTAACCGAGTCGGGTAATTTTGTTGATACCGTTTTAATAAATGGCAAGCCGCAATATTTTGAAGTGCAAGACCCGCTACTGCAGGAAATGCTATTGACCATGAATGGCGAATCTTACAGCTCGCTAATGAATGGCATGTTTGCGGTGAAAAACTTCTTCACCCGTAGCATTACATTAGGCGTTGAATTTACTGGGGCCAACCTGGTGCGCGATACAATTGGCGCGACCTTCATTAGTAAAAATAAGTTCATGCCTTTCGTTGGTTCATTCAAAGGAATGTATTCGTACCTATCAAGGGATGAGCACTTTCAAGACTTTATGCGTTCCGGTGGTGGTTACTCTAGCCGCTTACATGGAAGCACCAAAGCAGGCAAGGCTCGCCAGCGTGTGCAAATTAAAGACGTTGGCGTGGGTAATAGAACTCAGCGCATGCTAAGCGCATTCGATAATATTATGAGCGCGTTTGAATACGGTACTCGTATCGGTGAATTCAGACTGGCCAAAAAGAACGGCGCAAGCGATATGGATGCAGCCTTTGCAGCACGCGAAATATCGACCGACTTCAGTGTTTACGGGGCTAACCATTTCTTGACGGGCTACATTCGCACTGTGCCTTTCTTGAATGCAATGATTCAGTCTCAAGATCGTGTATTTAGAGAAGCGTTTATTAAAAACAAGTACGGCGGTAACCCTACAGGATTGGCAATGAAAGCCTTTCTAGGCCTGACCGTACCAACGCTATTGCTTTGGCTGTTCAACAAGGATGACGAAGAATACAAAGAGATTCCAGATCATGAGAAGCGCACCAATTGGCATATACCCCTAGGCAATGGCCGATTTATGAAAATGCCGCGCCCTTACGATGTTGGTTTTGTTTATGCCACTATGCCAGAGCTTTTCTTTAAGTACTTAGAAGACGAAAACGGAAAAGAGTATGCCGAAGGTATGGCTTGGACAATGCTACAAATGTACGGCATTGACGGCGTTCCTGCAGCGGCTCAAGGCTGGTGGGATATTACCCGCAACAAGAAATGGACGGGTGCGCCAGTTGTGCCGCATGGAATGGCCGATGTGTCAGCAACTAATCAATACAATTCAAACACCAGTGAAACCTTTATTCGATTAGGCCAAGCGCTTGGAATGAGCCCGATAAAAGCAGAGCATGCCTTTAAAGCTCAGACTGGTTACCTGGGCGGCTACTTGCTTTGGGGAACTGAGAAGCTAATGTGGGATGAAGACAAGTTTGGCGAAATGCCAGACAAAGACGTTTCTAGCAATATTTTCATTAAGCGATTCCTTACGCCAGAAACTCGACCTAATAACCGCAGCATGGAAAAGTTCTTTGATTTAAAAGAACAATCTGACCGTGTGACCGCAGACTTTAAAGCCGGTATTGATATTCGCAGAATGATTAAAGGCGACAAGCAAACAGAATTTGAAAAAGACGATACGTTCTTTGGGCTAAGCAAAGGCGAAAAAGAAGTATTGTTTGCACTGAACGATTCAATGAATGATCTAATCAGTATTGCTTACGGTAAGGAAGGAATAAAGACTCAAGAGCATTCAATACGCTACAATCCTAAACTAACTGCCGAGCAAAAACGCGAAAGCCTTGATAAGCTATGGCAACAAAGAAACGCAATGTTCACTCAATACTATAACGAAGCTACCAAGGCGCTAGACAAAGCCAAGAAGGTTGCTAAGAAAACAGGCATTGAAGGATCACGAAACGAACTAATGAAAAATAAAGAAGGTAAATAATATGGCAGTTTCAATGATTGGCCCAAAGTTCTACGCTTTCGACCGTGACGGCAAGCCATTAGCTTTTGGCAAGGTTTACACCTACAAAGCGCGAACCAATGATCCAAAAGCAACATACACAAATGAAGATAGCATTACCGCAAACACCAATCCCGTTATCTTGAATGGCGAGGGATATGCGGATATTTACTTAACTGGATCGTATAAGGTTGTCGTTAAAGACAAAGACGGTAATGAGATATGGACAGCAGACCCGGTAAGCGAGGCGGCAGGCATTGGATTTTCTTATATTGTTACTGCTTATTATGCTTCATCATCATCATTTAATATTCTAGGCGATCATCAAGAAGCTTTTGCCATTGGTGCGCGTGTTGAGCTTTCATTCTTGGATGCCTTGAAAACTGAAACAACGGTTACAGCTTCAAGTTTTGATGGAACTAACACGGCTGTAGAAGTATTCGACACAGTGGTTCGCACAAGCATCACTAGTGCTGGAATATCAACCGGGTTTTCCTCTTTAGCTGACTTTTCAGAGTTATCTTCTTCGCAATTAACAGAGCAAAAGGCACAATTTCAGAGTCGCTTTGCACTGGTGCAGCCTGCTTTAAGCTGGACAGCCAATACACTGGTTGATAATCCGCTCCAGCTTTACAGCACAGGAACGCAAGGCGTTTCTGTTTATCAACAATGGCTACCCGACCCAAATCAACTACCTTTCACTACAGGTAACACATTTGCAGAAGATCAGGCGTTAGGTCGTTGGAGTGAGTCGCGAGTTGCGAGCGTTGATTATGTTGATAACGCAAAAGCAGACGCTATTAGTGAGTCAGCGTCATATGTGAATGAGTCATCAATTACTTTTGATAGTCTCACAACAGCAATATCAAAAATAACAAATCATCCAGAATCATATAAGCGGCTATCTACTTTAAGTTTTCGCAATGCTGATGAGTGTAGCGCGCTAGGGATAAAGTACCCAGATGGGGGCGGTGCTGAGTATGTTGTTGAAGCATTAGGCACTCCTGACGGCTATGGAGATCACGCAGCAGGAACCAAACAACTCACACTGAACGAGACAAACGTAAATACTAGAATGTACGGTACACGTTCCACAGCGTCATTTGATAATCACAGCCGAATTATGGCTGCACTATTAGCTAATAAATCTGTTGAGGTTTTAGACGATGTTTTATTAGTGTCTGATGAGTTAGAGATACCAGAAAACACTACGCTTTTCTCTGACAGCTTAGCTGGTGAAATTAAAGCGATGGATACTTTTACTGGCTCTAATATTGTTTCTATAGTGAACTATGGCGCTAGTGCAAAAGGTCTTAGAGTAACAGGTAATAGCAATATTACCGCTGCTGATGTTGAGAATCTAACTGAAAAATTTAATGATTATGACACTGCTGTTGCTATGGCAGACGTGGGAGATTTGAATGGTATTAACGTGTCATCTGAACGATGTACTGTTGAAGATAATTACGTTACTCAATGCTCTGGTTACGGAATAAAAACAGAGTACAACGCTGTTGGTTCTCAGCAACCGTTATCACGACACATTGCAAAAAATACTTTTGCTTACAATATGGTAGGGATGTACGAGGACGAGCGTTCAGAGTACGCCGTATTGCTGAGCAATACATTCAAATACAACTACTACGGGGTTATTTGTGTCGGTGGTAATAACTCACATGTTGGTAATAAAATCGACCATAACCGTGTAAACGTCATGCTGTTATCAGGATTGAATGATAGCCATGGCGAATTTACTGGCGGATCAATGAATCACGCTAAGCTGGGAACACTGTTAGTTGACAAAGTCGGTAACGGCGAATTGTTTACAGGTGTTAGTATTTTCGATGGTGGTGCCCTAGGGATAACGATCAAAGAGTCACGCGGTGTGAAAATATCTGGTGGTACTATCTCACGATGCGGAGTGTACTCAACTGGTGAATACGCGGACGCTTCCTTACCTGACAATGTGGGCACAAACCTGATTTCTAATAATCAATTCTATCTATACGGTGTAGATCATACTATCGAAGTTGAAGGTAGTAATACTAAACTTATTAGAAACAACGGTATGGAAGGTGTAAACGTAAGTACGTACGAAGAAACATTAAATAATGGAAAGTACGACGCAGAGCTTTGGCAAGCTAGGGGTGATGGTACAACTCCTGTTTACAGCGGAAGGGATATTGCAAGTTATTTCACAGGATTGGTTAATACAGCTGGAGCGGTAGCTATTAAATTTCCACAACCTATGAGCAATTTCGCTTTTAAGATGAATGTTGAAATAATAGGCTTGTCGAATCTACCAGTTGATTTGGTAATCACTGGTTACGTAGCTGGTGGTAGCCCGTATACTTGGACTGTTGCAAGCGTGACTAATAATACGTCAAATAACATATATGATATAAACTTTGGTTTTTTAGCTGATAACACGCCTGTTATTTATATTGGTAATACTACATCTAATTTCAGATACCAGTTCATTAATATAAAAAACTTTACCGGCTTTCTTGGTAACTTTAAATCACTGCACTATTATAAATACAATTGGATTATAGATAGAGAATCAACTGCTTTACAGGGTGTAACTAAAACAGTTACATCGCCTGCTCTGCAATTCACCGGAGATTTAGATACCATCCTGACTATTTATGAATCACCTGTTTCACCAAGTGCGGCAAATTTACCCGTCGCTCATGCGGGGTATATAGTATCAAAAATTGTAGGGAGCAGCGGTTATCACGAGTACACAACTGTGATCGGTGCTCGGTATGTTCGAGGGTATAATGCAGGAGCATTCGGTGGGTGGGGATTAAAATAGGAAGCAACAAGCCGCACGGACGCGGCTATTTTACGACGTGGTACTTCAGGAATTATCATTCCGTTGATGGCTAGCGTTCCAACAAGAGTAAGGACAAGCAATGAACAAAGATAAAATGCTAGATGACAGGGGCAGGCCAATCAACCAATCCCTGTTTTTAGAAATTTTGTGATTTGTTCTAAAATAAACAAAAGCCTACTAATCAGTAGGCCTTCTTTCCTCCACTCGCTTAATGGCTTTCTTGGTTATTTTTATAGCTCGTTTTATCCATTCAATATCGAAGTTGGTAATGTCTGATTTATGCTTTAGCAGGTAATCAAACCTTTCTTGGCCTATCTTCTCAATAATCGCTGGTGTGTATTCGCCAATATTCCCGGACAAGTGAGAATTACATACCGAGCAAGACTTGTGTACGTTCCAAAGATTAAACCGTAAAGCCGAGCTATGGCCGCGTGAGTAGTAGTGCGAAGCGTGCCACTGGCCTTGCCAATCTTTAGGCTTATCGCAGCTAATACAGCCTAAATGCGAATCCCTAAGCCTTACATATTTATTAAATACTGCTTGAAGCTCTGCCAGCCATTTTGCTTTGGGTTTAACTCGTTCCTTGGCTTCTTTGTGCTTTGCCCGCTTAACTTTTTCAACGGCCAAATTATCGCGCTTAACCTTTGCCAACTGCTTCGCTTGCTGCTTCTTTCGCACTTCGCCAGCAAATAACATTGCATGGTCTACGGTACAGAATGTGCCTACTGGTAGAGTTACCCAGGTTTCAACATACTCTTTGCAGTGCTTGCACTTACGCTTTGCCATTTTAATAACTCCGCCTTGTGCAGTTGTATATTCTACGGGCCTCGTTTCTGGCATTGGTAAAGCCGTGAATTATCTTTCCTCCAGGGGCGGCATATTTATCATCGCCGATTGAAACTAATCGAACATGCTTATGGATCGCGTCTTTGTACGTTACCGTTGGAATATGTTTAATATTACTCACCGTTACTTTCTCGCTGTAATTTATTGAATTGACCTTTAGATTCAAGTATCAAACCCTCTTCAGCCGCTACCATTTGAAACCAGCACAGCACTAAAAACATTTCGCCCTTCTTCCATGTTTTTGAACTTGTGTAATCCTTTCGTGAGTCGCCGGTTAAAGGATTGATAACTAGATAAACCATCCAGTGATAGCAGGCTGGGTGTGTCGCGGTGAACTGCTTCTTTATGATCCGCTTCATGCCTTCTTTCTCGCCTTCGATAACATCGCGCTTATCTTTCTTCAGCTTGAAAGCAATGTATTCAGTTACCCATACATGGAATAAAGCGTTTTGATCCATTGACCTATCAGCGCCAATTCTAGGTGCTCCAAAGGTAATGTAGCCATGCTTTTTGAAAAGACCATCGACATAATTATTAAACGCTGCTCTGCTTGTTAAGCTGTTGATTGTGAATGATTCAGCCATTAGGACAGACCTCTTTCTCTTAGAGTTATATCTGCAAAATTCTTAACGGCTTGAACATGATCGCAGTATGGGTGGTTTGCCATAACAGCTCTTAGGTGGTTGCCAGCGCCATGAATAGAGTCAATTATTAATTGTCGATCTTCTTTTGGCTGGCAGTCTTGGCAGGTCCAGTAATCGTCCGGTGCATTGCCGACAAAGCCATGGCCATCACACGTTGAGCAAACGCATTTTTGATAGTGTTCAATCTGAGCCTTTAGCGATTCAATTTCTTTTGCCTGCTCATCGAGCTTTATCTGAAGCTTGTAGATTTCTGGGAAGTTCATCGTTTTTTATACCCTTTAATTTTCAATACATTTTTTGGCATCGTAGTTAGGTGCCAGGCTTCACACTCAAGGCACCAGTATGTCGATGCCTTCTTATTAGCGTTTGCCTTTCTGTTTTTAGACCAGCGCTTATTCTCGGCATTGATAATTTTTATTTCTTTCAATGCTTGCTTATTGCTGGCGAATGGCATTTTTTGACAGCTCAAAAACCTAAAATCCTATCTTTAAAACGCTCAAACAAATCAGCGTTAGCTATTAAATAATCATTTTTTGCTTGCTTGTAAGCTCGTGAAATTGTTGAAGAGGCAACGCCGTATCGCTCCGCAAGCTCCGCCGCAGTTGTTGGTTCGCCGTTATCATTTTTAAAATCAAATGAGTTTCTAGCGTTACCATAATTTGCATAAATATATTCGTAGTCTGAATTATGCTGAGAAAACAAAACAGAAGTTCGACTTATCGATAAGCCAAGATGCCTTGCACATTCATAAACTGTGCAGGGAACACCTTCAGGTGTGGCGAAGCTGTTTATCGGTCCCTTGCTTTCAATAACAGAGCTGTAGCAAGACTTATCGAAGTGATACGAGCCTTTTACTTCTGGCTCACCTTGCTTTGCGCGAATGCGGCAAGATATAGCGAACTGTACGGCAGGCGGCAAGGTGTTGCGGCCTAGTCGCTGGGTTTGGCTTAGTATTTTGTTATTCATAGCTTTAGTCCACCCCTTAGTTTTTGCATTTCAGTTAAGTTTTTTTCTTTGGTGCATTGGATTTCAATTACTTCTGGCAGTGCTGGCGGTATCGTTTCACCGACTTGCTCACCATTCATTACTCGCCTAACCAGAACATCGTATGATCTTTTAAAAAGAGGAAAGCTTTTTTCCCTTGGCAGGTTTCGCATTTCCCAAGTACCCGCGCCTTTACCGGCAAGCCGAACAATCACATGAGTAAAGCCAGCGTTAGGTAGGTCATGGCACTTTCTACAGAACTCCTCATAAGCTTCGTTAGCCGTTGGTATGCCTTCAAGTGCTGCTGGTGTGTTGCACCAACCAACAAAGGTTTCCAAGTCTGGCCAAAACGCAGTACCAGCCTTTCGTGCGAAGTAAAGGCCGTTATCGAGCTGTGCTTTTGTCGTAACTTCGTTATCAATCAAAGCCTTTGTGAATTGGCGCTTGCCAGCTCCTAATACCTCGTCATTTGGAAAGGCTTGCTTCCAAGCGCTAAAAACCCCCATAAGCTCCGTAAAGGTTTCATCAATAACTTGCATGGCCTCTGCGTTAAGTTTTGCAGAATAATTGCTTCTAGGTGGCAAAGCGGAAGCCTTAGCCTGTATATTCGCAGCAATATCCCCAGCGTTTACCATTCCGGTATTACATTTTTGCACTCCAGTGCTCCTTTTCTTCTTTCTCAGGCTGACCAGAAACAATGTCGTCATTCCATCGCTGCTGGTTCAGGTAAGTCGTTGGGTGCATCTTGTCAAAGCCAAAGACGTTTGCCGCAATGCGTTTTTTAATATCCCCAATGAGGTAATCAGTAAAAGCCTGTTCGCTAATTCCCTTGGTTTTCTTCTGAGCTTCAGTGAATTGCTTTTTGAATGAGGTCAGCGCTTTAGTTTTGGCCTGCTTAGTAATGCCCGATAACCAAAACCGATCGAACTCGTTTTCGATCAAAGTCTTTTGATCTTTACTATCACTCTTACTATCACTCTTACTATCACTCTTACTATCACTATCTGCTAAGTTTGCTAACGGCTGCTTGCTTTTGCTAGCATTTGCTACCTTTTGCTTGGCATTGCTAGCTTTTGCTACGCCTCCCTTGGAACCAGCGTCAGCTCTACGTTTGCACGTTTCCTTATACTTTTTTTCATCACGAATGAACTGATTTTTAAATGATGAAAGTGCAACTCGAACCAATGGCGAAAGCTCGATCTCTTCATTGTTGTGATAGCTTTTTATAGCTTTAAACAACTGGCCCGCTTCTTCATCTGTTAGCTCGTCCAGTATTGCCAGGCTGTCAAAGTGAAGAAGAAATGATGTTCTTTGTTTAGCCATTTCTACTCCCCCAGCTTGATGAACTCAGACGCGGGCATTTCAAAGAACTTAGAAAGGCTTTCCAGATTTTTACTAGAGCAGCTTGCCGTATTGCATAGCTTGGCAATGGTAGTGTTGCTAACACCTAATCCAGCCGCCAGGTCTTTCTTTTTCAAGCCCTTGTTGATAAGGGATATTTCGATTGATTTTGCGATATTCATAATTTATTCCTAATTAACTTGGCTACACCTTACTTGCTGCAAGTATATAAAGCAATTAAATATTTAATTAAACTTTATGTTGCAATTCATTATCTTGATGTTTATAGTGGCTTCACTCAAACGGAATGAGGTGATTATGAAAACACTTATATTAGCTTTAGCGGTTTTGCTGGTGGGTTGCAGCGACTACGAAGAAGGGCAGAAAGCAGAAATGCACTATTGCTTGATGGTAGAGAATGGATATTGGGGTGCTTATAACCCTGACATTAAATGTGAAGAGGTACTTAAGAATGACTAAAGAAAATGAAGTGGCGGTAAAAGATGGGCCGACTCTAGGCGAAGTAAAGGCACCGGCAGCAATGCCAGTTCTGGCCGATCCATTTACCAACATGGTAAGTATGGCGGTAGAAAAGGGTTTAGATATTGAGCAGCTAACAGCGCTTATGGATTTAAAAGACCGCAACGATGCGAAGGTATCAAAGCAAGAATTTAACTTTGCTCTTTCTAAGTTCCAGTCTGAAATACCAGTAATTCTAAAGCGTGGATTTGCTGATTTTGGTGCTGGAAAGGCTAAGTATTCTTTTGCATTACTGGAAGACATAGCAGTCAAGATAAAGCCTCACCTTATGCCTAACGGATTATCTTATCGTTACGAGCAAACCGTTGGCAACGGCGGCATAGAAGTTACTTGTATCGTTGCACACTCCGGCGGCCATGAGATCAAAGCAACTATGTTTTCAACTCCTGACAGCTCAGGCGGAAAGAACAGCATTCAACAAGTAGCATCGGCAGTTCAATACATGCGCCGCTATACGCTTACAGGCGCTCTAGGTATCACCACGGCAGACTTTGACGATGACGCGGCCAGCATGGCGAGCGAACAGGTTCCTGGTGCTTTGATTAACGATAGCGAATATTGCACAGAAGAGAAGTTTCAAAAATCATTCCCTGCTTGGGAAAAGCAGATTAAAGAAGGAAAGAAAACTCCTAGTGAATTAATAACCTTCTTAAATGGTAAGAATTTATTCTTTACCGAAGATCAACTAGCAGCAATCAGTAACGCACAGGTGGGTAAATAATTTTGAAAATACTTAATTTAAATCAAGGTTCTCAGGAATGGCTAGCCGCTCGTAAGTCTAGCTTCAATGCCAGCGAAGCAAGCGCCATGATGGGCGACTCTAAGCACATGAGTCGCAACGATTTATTGCAGCAAAAGAAAACTGGTGTATCTAAGCCGATTAACGCAGCTACACAGCGAATCTTTGATCTTGGTCACAAATACGAAGATAACGCTCGATTGATCGTTTCAATGGAACAATGCGAAGAATTGCCGCCGTTGGTTGGTAGTCTTGAAACTTGCGGCCTTAACTTACTGGCCAGCTTTGACGGCCTAACCGATACCTATTGCTGGGAGCACAAGAGTTGGAATAAAACACTGGCTGAAAATGTATCGAATTGCGTTTTAGAGCCTCATTACTACTGGCAGCTAGAGCAGCAGTGCTTGGTTGCTGGTGTTAATGAATGCCTTTTCACTGTGTCGGATGGCACTGAAGAAAACATGATTTCAATGTGGTACACGTCAATACCAAGCCGACAAGAGCAATTGATTGCTGGCTGGTTGCAGTTCGACAAAGATTTGGAAAGCTTTGAGGTTGCTGCCAAGGTCGAGGTTCTTATTCCTGCCGACTACACAAGCTTACTGCCTTCGGTATCGTGCAAAGTGCAAGGCACTGAACTGGTAACAAATATTGGCGACTGCTTAATAGCGATTAAAGACCTTGCTGAAGATGAAATGAGCAAGAAGCTTGAAAGCGACCAGGACTTTGCTAACAAAGAAAGCCTAAACAAAGACGTCAAGAAGGCCCGTGCAGCTTTAAAAACTACACTGGCAAATATTCAGGGCGAGTTTGTTAGCTATTCCCAGTTTGCGGAAACCGCAGCAGAACTAGACAGCGTATTGCAGAAAATGCAAAGCCACGGTGAAAAGCAGGTTAAGCAAGAAAAAGAAGCGCGCAAACAGGCAATTCTAAACAATGCAAGCAATGGCATGACTGAGTTTTTAGCCAGCTCTGCAAATGGTTTAAGTCATGACGTTATTCATAATATTGCAATGACATGCCAACCTGATTTTGTCGGGGTGATGAAAGGCAAACGCACAATCGAAAGCCTTCAAAATGCGGTTGATGATGAGCTAGCACGTTGCAAGCGTGAAATTTCACCTAAGCTTTCGCTCGCAGCAGGTAACTATGCGTTTTATGTAGCTAATGCAGCAGGCTTTGAATTCTTATTCCCTGATATTAGTAACCACCTAGATAATTCAACCGAAGCTTTTGAGGGGATTATTGCAAGACGCATTCAAACCCACAAGGAAGCAGAAGAAAAACGATTAGCTCATGAACGCGAGCAAATGCGCCTTGAAGAAGAAGCAAAGGCTAAACGTAAAGCTGAAGCTGAAGCTAGAGCCAAAGAAGAAGCAGAGCGCCAGCGTATTCGTGCCGAAGAGCGTGAAAAGGCACAGGCGGAAGTTGAGCCACCGTTTGAACGTGTTCCAGCGGTTGCGGATAGAAAGGAAAAACCGATTGACGTGGTAGCGAAAGTCGAAGAATGCCAGCGCAAGCGTAATGAAGGCGAAGCAAATCTAGCCGTTAATCCCTACCCACTACAAACAGCATGGGATGAACTAGCCGCATGGTGCAGTAAGTACCAAGTAAGCCTTCAGGCATCGCAAGAGCTTGAAGAAATCATTAAGAAGCACATTTAACCCAAAGGCGGTGAAAGCCGTCACTATAAAAAAGGAGCCGATCATGGCTGATACAAACGTAGAAGAATTTATCAAAGAGCTTGGCGCTGGTGTATTTGAAGCACAGCTTGCACACCTTCTTTCTGAAGTATCGCTTGGGACAGTGACTCACGGTAGCCGACAAAAGCGCGGCAAAATTACCATTGAGCTTTCTTTCCAGCAGCTTGCAGAAAACCAGCAGCTTATTGTGACGCATAAGCTTTCTAACTCAACACCAACAGGTCGCGGCAAGAAGTCGGAAGAAACCGCAAGCGAAACAGCGTTCTTTATGGGCAAAGGCGGAGTATTAACAATCACGCCGCCGAAGGAGGAAGAATCTGGCCAGTTTCAGCTTAAAAAAGAGCGTGACGGTGTAGTTCGCATTAAGTAATGCAGTCGGTGCGCCTCGACCTAAACAGAGGCAAGCAATCCATTTATTTAGAGTAAAAAATTATGTCAATGTCAAAAGAAGCAATTCAACACGTTCAAGAATCTGCAAACATTCCATCCATTGCAGACCAGCTAAAAACCGCAGGCACCCAGGTTCCTGTTGCATTAGTTCCTGACAGCATGAGCGTGCACAGCTTAGAAAAGTATATGCCTCACGCTTCACGCGTTCGCATGTTTTACCGCACCACCAGCATTGAAGACTTCATTAAATATTCAACTGACAACGAGCTAGTTGGTGCTTCTTGTTTTGTTGATGCTGAAGAAATGAGCGCGCAAACAATCATTGATCTTGGCAGTGAAGCAATGCCTGGTCATCAGGATCACAAAGCACGACTGGTATTAAGAAAGAGCGCAGCGTTTAAAGCATTGCTTGAAATCAACGGCGTGAAGCAGTCGCAAAAAAATGCGGCTGAATTCATTGAAGACTGGTCTGGTGATCTTGCTGTATTGAATAGCGCTGGCGATGTTATGAATCTTCAAGCTTCTGTAAAAGCGTTGCTTGATATGTCTATCGAATCGGCCCGTGAAGTAAATAGTAAGGTGAGTGATTTTGGTGAGCAAATGTCTGCGATGGAACGAATCGAAGCTAAGAATCAAGATAGCCTGCCTTCTTCAATTCTCTTTTCTTGCGTTCCTTATGGTGGCCTTGCTACGCGAGACTTTAAACTACGCGTTAGCATTTTAACCGGCGGTGATCGTCCAGCGGTAATGTATCGAATCGTTGGCCTAGAATCACAAGAAGAAGAAATTGCTGAAGAATTTAAAGGCAACTTAAGCTTAGCTTTTGAAACCACTGGAATCTCTACCTATATAGGTAGTGTGTAATTTCTAGCTAGCTTGGTCGCTCTTCGGGGCGGCCTTAAAACTCCAATGATACCTGTGGATAAGATTATGAGATTAAGTAGGGCTAAAGCAAAGCGAACGGTCGCCAACTTAATTGGAGATATTTATGAATATTAAAAACGGCGATATGCCAACTATAGTTAAATTCATTAATAGTGAGCATGATTCTATTGAGTTTACAGAATGTTCCGGCGATATTTTAGTAGCTATTGATAATCAAGGGCCTCATGTTAATGACTTAGCATACTACTCGCTAACTAAGAGTAATCTTGTTCATCTTGTGTCTAAATTAACAGCACTACTAGCCCAGCTAAAGGATAAAGGCGATGAGTGATATCAAGATGAGTGATGTGTTTGGAGGGTCATTAATCAATTATTCTCTGAGTGGCGTTATGACGCTCACAGGGATTGAGAAAGACGCAGCAATACAAGCCATTGAGCAGCACGACGCAATGCAAGCCCGCATAGTAGAGCTTGAGTCGTTAATAAAAGAAGCTGACGACTATCTGAATACAAACAAGCTAACAACTATTTGTAATGGCTCAATTCTTCACGCTGCATTTAAAGAAGCCATCAAAGATGAAAAGGGCAGCTAATGTCTAAAGTAAAAAAGAAGCGCGTTAAAAAGCACGACCCCAACAAGCGGGACAATGTTAAGAGGTTTAGCAAATTACATGAAATGTGGGTTGCTGGTGGACATTGCCAGGTAAGGACGATAACAGACTGCGACTATTCAATTCCATATATAGAGCACGCACTATCATTCAAAAACCAATGGAGCGCTATTTTATTCGCGTTTTGTGATGACGGTGACGAGTATCGAGCCATGGCTAGGTACTGGCAAAGTGAAAAATATTTGACGCACAAGGAAGCGGCAGATGAAGTTGAAAAGGAAATCAAGCGGTTGTGTGATGAGCAAGATCAAAAGAAACTAACTAGCCCAGGGTATGTGATCGTTCCTTGTATCGACACAAATCTTTGGGAAAAGCGCGGCGAGTTCGTTGACAGATTTCAACGATGGGGCGCATTCGATAACTTAATCTGCAACATAGTTTGCGAAATCAGAAAAGATAAGGGGATATTCCATGAACGTACAAGCGCATAACGCAACCTTGCACACTGCTTACGAGCAGGCATTTAAAGAAAACGCAGCACTGAAGGAAGTATTGGCAGAGCTGGCAAAAACAGCTCGCGGCACAATCGCCAAACATGGCATGTGGAACCAAGAGTTTGATGGTAATGAGATTGTCGCAGCCATTGCTTTGTTTGATGCTACTAAGGGCGTACTGAGCCAGAAAGAAAACGCACTGAGCATTGGCATTCAGTTTATTGGAATGCTTGAAGACCATAATGTTTATGGCGAAACGGCGGTTGAGGTGCTTGAGCGAATGAACCAGGCTTTGATATTTGAAAGCATTGCGGAATCTCAGGATCGTCAAGAGCAAGAAAAGCCTTCGGAGATTATTCTGTAATGGGTGATTTAACTAAAAACATTTCAGCGCATGAGCTTCGATGCAAGTGCGGAATCTGCAAAGTACGCATACAAGACCATGAGCCAGTTATTCAAGTGGTCCAAGATGCTTGCGACCACTTTGCAGAACTTGCCGGCAAGCCTGTAATTTTAAAAATTACCAGTGCTGCGCGTTGTTATGGCTATAACCGTCAACCTGCTCACTTGGGCGGAGCTGGAAGTAATGACGAAAGCCAGCACCCTCGATGTTCAGCAATGGATATTAAGCTTTTTGTGAACGGTAGCTTTATCAAGCCTGATTATGTAGCGGAGTATTTTGAAGAAAAATACCCTGACAAGTATGGAATTGGTAACTACAAGTCGTTTACTCATATTGATACTCGGGCAATTAAAGCTCGCTGGTAAAGTTTGGTAGTGCCTGCATTTAGCTATACAATAAAAACTCACTAACGAGGGTATAGCTATGCAAGCACTTATAGTAATTATCAAAGCTGTTTTGATGTGGGGCGCTAAACGATACGCAACCGAGCTTATTGTTGACGCTGGCATTGAAGCAGCAGAAAAGCTAGCAGAAAGCACGACATTTACCAATGTAGATGACGAAGTAGCCGCGAAGCTAAAAAAAGACCGCAACGAATTAATCAAAGTCATTAGAAATGCTTTATAGGGGTAATGGAATGCCGCAGGATACGCTAAGCTTTATGCAGCGATTACAGGAATACGGATTACTGGGTTACGGCTGGATTTTGTTTATTGCGTTTTGGGGCGGCACTGTTCGTTATCTCACTGCAGTAAAGAATGGTGAAAAGCCATCATTTGTCGGCTGGGTTACTGAGACACTAATAAGTGGGTTTGTCGGCATTCTGGCAGCAATGATCTGTCAGTACTTTAAAATCGATTACTTGCTAACAGCAGCAATAACAGGCATAGCCGCACACAACGGCACGCGATCGCTCTATATTATCGGTGAGATATTAAAGAAGAACGCTCCAATGGTCGGAGGGCTAGCTGAGCAGTCAAAAAAAAAGCCGATAATGGCAAGGAAGGCGAAGAATGAGCGCTAACAGTTCAAAGTTTGACGGCGTGGAGCTAAGCGCATCAGCAAAGCGAGCAGAAGACGGGTACATATTCTTCTTTTCAAGTCGCCAGCAGATTGCAAACAACGGCGGCGCTGGTTATTGGCTTGTATCTTCAGGCAACAAAACAATTATCGTAACTCAGCGAATCGTAACAACCAATGGCGATGAGCTTGAATACAGTCCTTGGGTCGGCTCTACGATCACAGACGAAGGCACATTAATTAATCATTCCAATTTGAACGCAATAACGCCGCTAAAAAGCACAGTTGTAGCTCACATCGCACCAACCTTTTCGGACAAAGGTATTCAAGGCACTAAGTCGTACATGCCTGGGGCTTCTGGTCAGGGTCAGTCAGACATAGGCAATGTATACTCGAATGAACAAGAAAACATACTTCCGCCACACACAACCTTGTTGCTTGAGATAACCAATAACGGCTCTAAAGATGACGCTGAATGCGAGCTTTATGTATCTTGGGCAGAAGTTGACGATCCTTCACCATTTCAGGCTTAAGTAAAATGGAACTAACAGATAAACAGTTAGAGCTAGCAAGCAAATTGACGACACTTAATAGGAAGTTTGTCGTTAATCTTGTTGGCACTAATAAAAGCCAAAGACAGGCTTATGTTGATGCAGGAGGCAAAGCAAAGAGCGATGACGCCCAAGATGCAGCAGCAAGCAGAATGTTAGCTGACGTTAAGGTGAAGGCTTTTTATGATTCATTAATGGAATCTGCAACCTCAGAAGCTATTCTAACGCGCGAAGAAGCTCTTCAAATCCTTTCTAATAACGCCAAGGTACAAATGACTGACGTAGCCGTTTTTGGGCTAGCGCGGGTCGGAGAGGACGCCGAAGGCAATGACGTTATGCAAACCGTTTGGACAATGAAAGACAGCAAGGACATTGACCCTAATGTTATGAGCTGCATCAAGTCTGTAACGATGACAAAGCAAGGGCCGAAGATTGAATTGCATGATCAGCATGGCGCTATTAAACAGCTCTCTGACATGCAAGGTTGGAACGCTCCCAAGAAATCAGAGCTAACAGGTGCAGGTGGCAAGCCATTAGCCATTCAAGCCGATGTTAGTTCGCCAGAAGTTGCCAGCGCTCTTGCTGGCTTAATGGATAAACTCTAGAAGGTATTAAGTATGCGAAATTTAAAAGCGATTAAGTGTTTCTTTGTTGGCCACAAAAATAAGGCGGTTAAAGCTACATTTGACGAGCGAGAATGCACATGCTGCGGATCGCGCCAGTTTAAATACTCATTTACTGGGAAGTGGTTAACGATAAACTAATGAGCATTATGCAGTGGGAAACAATGACGGACGCTGACAAGGTAGCCGTCAAGATTGCAAGCGAAGCCTCTTTTGAGGCTTTTTTGCGTATATTCTTCCAATTACTGCAAGGGCAGAAGTTCAAGAAGAACTGGCACCACACTTACGAGTGCCAACTTGCTGAAGACGTTTACCACGGTAAGATTAATCGCGGCATTATCAACGTAGCACCAGGTTCTACCAAGACTGAGATATGGTCTATTCACTGGATAGCCTGGTGCATTATTAAGTGCATTAGTGACGACAATCCAAGATCAAGCCGATGGCTTCCGCTTTCTTATTCTGACGACTTGGTAACAGAGAACGCAAAGCGAGTGAAAGAAATACTCGATAGTGAGGAATTCAGCACACTATGGCCGGTTAGAGTTGACCCAACCACAAAATCGAGCGCTAACTGGATGTACAGGGACGATAACGGCAACCGCCATAGGCTTTACGGCACTTCAATCAATGGACAAGTAACAGGCAGGCGTGGCGGCTACATGGTAGAGAATTGTTTTACCGGCGCTGTGATACTTGATGACCCTCTTCCGCCTAAAGATATGGACTCAGGCTTGATAATGAACAAGGCGAACCAGAAGCTAAACAGAGTCGTGCGCTCTCGATTAGCTCATGATGACGTTCCAATCATTATGGTGCAGCAGCGAATAGCTAAAGGTGATTCAACCGATTTTCTACACAGCGACAAAGCACCGGATGATTACGAGCAATTCAGAGTGCCAGCGTTGATTGATCAGCAGTATGTCGATTCATTGCCCAAAGCTATGCAAGAGGCTTGCATTAGAGATACAGAGTTCACCGGTAAGCGCACAAGCTACTGGCCAGCCAAAGAACCGACTAAAACACTATTGAAAATGGAAAAGGCAGATAACTACATGTTTAGTGCTCAGTACCAGCAGAACCCCGATGACGCATTGCAAGAGGGCGTTGTTTACAAGAAAGAGCTCGAACTACTTGTTGAAGAGGGTAGGCTTTGTCGCATACCTATTGAGAAGTCTTTGCCGGTGTTTACTTATTGGGATTTGGGGATCAATGACGATATGGTTCTATGGCTAATGCAGCCGCATAGAAAAGAATTGCGAATGATTGCCTGCTATGCAAACCGTGATGAGGGAATGGAGCACTATATTAATTGGCTAAATGACTTCGCTGACAAGTACGGCATTCGATACGGTGAGCATCTGGCACCACACGACATTGCAGTACGCGACTTAATGACGAGAGAAAGCCGGATTGATATAGCAAAAGGCATGGGCATTAGGTTTAAGTTAGTTGATCGCTGCAAGAGTAAGCGCGAATCAATAAACGCATTAAAGGCATTGTTCCCGCGTATTTGGATTGATAGCGTTCGCTGCGATACCGAAGCCAACGGAGCAACCGGTGACATGGCGAAGAAGACGGGCTGGAAGGGATTAAAGGCATTGCGCCGCGAGTGGGATCACAACAATGAAGTATTTAAAGATGAGGTGGGGCCAAAGTGGGCGACCAACTTCACTGATGCCATTCAGCAAATGGGTTTACACTACAAAGAACCAACCACAAGACAGAAGCCTAAGCCACGACCAAGGCCGCAATCAGGAGGTTGGATGAATTGAGAACTTACGGCGAGATAAGAGGCGTATCATTTCATAAAGTGGGGTTTTCAATATATCATCTAGCTATTGAATATAAATTAAGTGTCGGTGATGGCTCAATTAGCGTTTACGTTAATAGCATGGCCGAACTAAAAAAAGAAATTAATAACCTGGTGGTTTGCAATGGGCGACAAGACGAATACGAATACTAATGACGAAGCACTGTTAGCTACTGCAAGAGAGCGGGCGCGTGATGGTGCTACATTCTGGAAGGAAAATTGGGAAGCAGCGGAAGACGACCTAAAATTTCTTTCAGGCGACCAGTGGCCTAGTCAAGTTAGAACTGAGCGAGAGCTAGAGCAGCGACCATGTTTAGTTAATAACGTATTGCCGACATTTGTGGATCAGGTAATGGGCGACCAGCTACAAAACAAGCCGCGTATCAAGGTATCTGCAATTGACCCGGCTCACGTCAATACACCAGAAGGTGAACAGGAAGAGCTAAAAGTAAGCAATCGAGCAGGCAAGAAAGATTATTCACTATCAGAAGTGTTTACCGGTGCAATTAAGAATATTGAATACAATTGCGATGCAGAGACAGCTTATGACATGGCGTTTCAATCTGCTTTAGAGTCTGGTATCGGCTATCTGCGCGTTTTGTCTGACTACGAAAGCGAAGACAGTTTTGACCAAGAGCTGTTAATCAAGCACATATCAGATCAGTTTAGTGTAACCATTGACCCTAACGCGAGAGAGATTGATAAAAGCGATGCCGGATGGGTTTTGATTGATGATGTTATGCCAAAGGATGTGTTTCGGGAGCAATACCCCGATGTTATGGCCGAGCCATTAGCAGGCTCAACAGATCAAGGTGAGTGGTACACAGAGAAGACCGTTCGGGTATCTGAGTATTTTACTAGAGAGTTAGAATTAAAAGAGCAGTCATTGCTTAGTGATGGCCGCGTAGTGTGGGCAGAAGACCTAGAGCCTATTCTTGATGAACTGGCCGAACAAGGTATTACTGTTAAGCGCAGTCGCAAAGTCAAAACACACAAAGTTATTTGGCGCAAGATCACTGGAAACGCAGTGTTAGAAGGGCCAATCGAACTGGATTGTACAACTATCCCAGTGGTCCCGGTGTGGGGCAAGTCGATAACAATTAAAAAGAAAACAATGTATCGCTCATTAATTCGATACGCAAAAGATGCTCAACGAATGGCAAACTATTGGGATAGTGCAGCGGCAGAGTCGATAGCATTAGCACCTAAAGCGCCGTTTATAGGTAGCGAAGGACATACCGAAGGTCGAGAAAACGAATGGGAAAACGCCAATACAACAAATCAGGCAATTCTTACATACGTTCCTCAATTTCAAGGCGACCCAGGGCCAAGACGCGACCAGCCAGCAGCAGTGCCAGCAGCAGAGCTAACAATGGCCTCGACTGCTACAGATAAAATTAAAGGCACTGTGGGCATGTTTGACGCTTCACTTGGCGCACAAAGCAATGAAACTAGCGGTCGTGCAATCATCGCAAGACAGCGCGAATCCGATACGGGTACGTTTAAGTTTATTGATAATCTTTCTAAGGCAATTTCACGCATTGGTCGGCTATTGGTTGAAATGATACCTGCTATATACGACACAGAGCGAGTTATGCGGCTCAAGTTTGAAGACGACACAGAAGATTATGTTGTTTTAAACCAGCAAGTGCTTGATGAAGAAACGGGTAACTGGGTTACGATCCACGACTTAAACGTATCTAAGTATGACGTTGTTGTTAATACCGGCCCTGCTTACTCCACTCAGAGAATGGAAGCAGCCGAGGCAATGATACAGTTTGCTCAAGCAGTACCAAGCGCAGCAGCAGTAATGGCTGATCTTATTGCACAAAACATGGATTGGCCGGGTTCCGATGTAATTACTGAACGTCTTAAAAAGATTATGCCGCCAAATGTTTTAACTAGCGAAGAGCGCGAAAAAATGGCCGAAGATATGCCAGAGCAACCAGAGCCAACGCCAGAGCAGCAAGTAATGATGAAAGAGTTAGAGGTTCGCGGTATGGAGGCAGAAGCTAACGGCTCCAAAGCACAGGCTGAAATGGCTAAAAATGAGGCGGTTATGGCTAAGGCGCAATCTGACGCGGCTATTGCTGAAATGAAGACGCAAGAAGCACAGTTAAAGCTGCAAGCAATTAATCAAGGTGCTGACAGTGGAAGCGCTGACTACCAGCAAGTTAAAGAGTTGGTAGCTCAAGCAGTGGCAGAGCTACTAGCAGCAGGAAGGGCGCAATAGTGGTATTTGAACATTATTGCGTTATCATTAGTATATTAGCTTGGGGCTGGGAGTTACCCGGCTGGGCTAGACCTTACGCAAGGGTTTAAACTTGCGGCACAGCCTACGGGCTAATTCGTATCTAAAAGGTATGCTATGAGTGATGTAAATAACGGTGAAACTGTAGCAAGTGAAACCGATAATTTTGTTGTTGTTAATTCAGACGCACCAGTTGTACCGGATGATGAAGGTAAGCAGGTAGAGGGTTCGATCGCGAACGAATCCGAAGGTACTAGCGAGCATGATTCTACTGACGAGAGCGGAGCAGAAGAACAAGACACAGCTGGCGAAGATACCGCCAGTGAGCAAGACGAAGGCAAGCAGGCCGAAAAGCCTAAGTCACGCGCTCAGAAACGTATTGATAAGATTACCCGCCAGCGTGAAGAAGCCAAGCGAGAAGCGGAGCGACTTCAACGACAAGTTGACGAACTTACGAAAGGCAAACAGGGTAATAGCGGAGAAGCGCCGAACGAAAGTGACTATGATACTTATGATGAGTATTTAACAGCACTGGATGAGTACGACAGTAGTTCTAACCAGCAGGCCGATGATAATTACTCAAAGGCTGATGAGCAGAACGACCAAGATACTTTAACCGACAGCCAGAAAACGGCTCAAGGCATTCTTCGTGAAAAAATTGGAGAGGGCATTGATAAGTATGAAAACTTTGAGGATGTCGCTTTAAGTGAAGACGTGGCTATTACTGGCGAAATGGTAGAAGCACTGGCCGATTGTGACGACCCATTAAAAGTAATGTATCACCTGGGCCAAAACAAAGAGCTAGCTGCAGCCATTGCAGAAAAGACACCGATTCAACAGGCGCGAGAAATCGCACGATTAGATTTAACGGTGAAGGTGACACCACCAAAGCCAACAAAAACGACAACAGCGGCAGACCCAATCAGTCCTGTTCACGGTTCGGACGCTCAACAAAAGCCAATTAGTGATATGTCTTTTAGAGAATATGAAGAACACATGAATAAAGTTGAACAAAGTCGTCGCCATCATAGTTAATTAGGAGTCATATCATGGCCGTACAGAATAATAACCTTTTAACGGACGATATTATCGCCAAAGAAGGTTTACGTTTATTAAAAAACAACTTAGTCATGGCTAAGAATGTTTACCGCAAATACGAAAGCGAGTTTGGTAAGGTGGGCGATACTATTCGCTTAAAACTTCCGTACCGCGTTAAGTCTGCCAGTGGTCGAACGCTTGTTAAGCAGCCATTAGTTGACCAAACAATCCCTTTAAAAATCGACTATCAAGAACACGTTGGTCTTGAATACACGGTTAAAGACAAGACTTTGGATATTGCTAACTTCTCTGAACGCTACCTTAAATCGGGCATGACTCAGATTGCTAACAAAATCGATCAGTCTATTTTGCTTACTCTGAAAAATATCTTTCACAGCTCAGGCACACCGGGTACGCGCCCTGGTAAGTTTATCGACTTTGCCAATGCTGGCGCTAAGATGACCACTTATGCAGTGCCTCAAGATGGTATGCGTAAAGCAATCCTTAACCCGTTTACTTGTGCGAACCTGTCTGACGAAGTAACCAAGCTTTTCAATGAAAAAATGGTTAATGGCGCGTACATGAAGGGATATAAGGGCATGGTTTCAGATTTTGAAACTTACGACTCGCAGAATATCCCAACTCACACAGTTGGTAAGCATGGCGGCACTCCACTTATCGCCGGCACGATCACCAATGGCTCTACCATTACAACCGATGGCTGGGACACTTCTGTAACTGGTCTGCTAAAGCAGGGCGATGTAATTACCTTTTCTGGTGTTTATGGCGTAAACCCTCAGAACTACACGTCTACTGGCTTGCTTCAGGAGTTTGTTGTTCAGGCAGACGTTGATTCTGATGCTGGTGGCTTGGCTACTATCACCGTTTCGCCAGAAATGAATGACGGTACCGCAACCACTACCAACTCTAATGGTGATTCGTTGTCATTGAAGGCATACCAGAACATTAGTGCTTTACCGGCAGATAACGCACCAATCACTGTATTGGGTGCAGCAGACACGACTTACGAGCAAAACTACTTGTTCCACCGTGACGCTGTAGCATTGGCAATGATTGACCTTGAGCTACCACAGACGGCAGTTGTTAAGTCTCGCGCAAGTGATCCAGATTCAGGATTGTCTTTAACCTTAACAGGTGCGTATGACATTAATGAGCAGTCTGAAATTCACCGTATTGATGCGGTGTGGGGCACTAAAGCAATTTACCCAGAATTGGGTATGCGTTTATGGGGTCAGGCATACTAAGCCAGCCAACTAAATAAAGCCTCCACGCGAGGCTTTATTTTTAACTTTCTTTTTAAAGAGGTATTACTATGTCTAAAATCTATTTATTTCATAAAGATCAGCCAGAAGGCAAAGCGTTTGACGTTGAAGTTGTACGCGCTAAGCAAGATAAAATGAAGAAGGACGGCTGGGTAGATACTCCGGCATTGCTAGACCTTCCAAAGCCTAAGCCTAAAGCTATTACCGATGAAGAAGCCAAACAAGCAAAGCCGCAAGAGTTGGTTGCCATGGTTAAAGCGCTTGGCTACATGGTTTTAACAGAAGTAGAATTTACCGCAGAAGTTAGCAAGGCGGCGCACCAGCTACACGTTGATGCCGGATTAGCAAATACAGAAGAAAAAGATCAAAAGCTATCTGAAACCGAAGAAAAGCTAATTGCTCAATTTGAAGTTGATGCCTTCAGCTTAACCAAGCCAGAGCTAATTCAAGTTGGTAAATTGCATAATGTGCGTTTAACTATGAACCACAATGAAGATACAATGGTAGAGAAAATTCAAGAAGCGATGGCGGTTTAAAATATGGCATTCACAGTGGGCGGCGCTATCCGAAGCGCAATGAGAAAAATTGGTGTGCTCGCCCCTGGGGAAGCATTACCGGCGCATGAAGGCGATGATGCCTTAGAGGTGTTTCGCCAAATGGTTGATGATTGGGCCAATGAAATCTTGTTGATTCCAATTGTTAATGATGTGCTTTTCACACTTAGTCCTGATGTGTCTGAATACACTATCGGCATTTATCCAGAGCCAAAGCCAGACCCATTACCTGAGAACCATATTGAGACTTCACGACCAGAGCGGATTATCGCGGCGTTTATTCGTGATGGCTCAAACACTGATTATCAATTAGAGCTAATGGATATTAAAACCTATTCACGAATTAGCCAAAAAGGTAACGGTTCGCGCCCTTCTCGAATGTACATACAGGAAGGCTGGCCGCTCAATGAAATTCGTTTTGAGTCAGTACCTTATGCTAATGAAGTATTGCACCTATCAGTAGTACAACCACTTTCTG